TATCCCTTCTCGCGAGGAATCGCTGCTTCATCTCTGCCATAGCCGAATGGTCACCCTTGGGTCTACCAATGGGACGGTTCTTCGGTTTCTCTATCTCCGACTTACGGGGACGGCCACGCTTTCTCTTTACTGGTACATTGTCTTCAGCCACAACATAGAAGCTCTTTTAAGATTAATATTTGGCGTATTAAACCATTAATTGGTCAATTTCGCCAACCCCTGTGTTCATGCGGGTTTAAGGGGTGGTTTTTTTGCTTCTTTTTTTTAATTTGGCCTCACGCAAATTTGGGGGGCAACTACAATAAAAAGCCACGCGCAATCGCCCCTCCCCGTCCATGATTCGAACCCCGTCTGTTACCGCACGCGCGCGCGAGCATTTAACGCGCGAGATAGTAAAGCGATTACTTTATTAAAGCGATTGGTTTAGTAAGTGTGAGGATGGAGGATGCAGCCAATACCCCAATAACCCAATGCCCCAATAGCCACACTCAGATTGAAACACACTGATACGAAACCCAGATGAATGGTTGAGTACTTCTGTAACACTCCAACGGTAACACGGTAACACTATTCGGTAACACGGTAACACTCTCAACACTGTATACATACACAGTGCATCGGCTACAGACCCCGTAAACACTGGACTTTGAAAACTTGGCACGCTGTCTGCATTGTATTACACGACAACGCAATACACACACTAGGGGGATTCACAATGCTATACGAATACGATGACGGTCACGCAAGCTTCGAGTGCTATCTACTAGCAGAACATATCGAAGACGATTCGCGCTCTTATGTTGAATTACTGCCCGAATATGTAGAACGTGGCGAACGATCAAAGTACTGGATCAATAACGAATACTTAAGCGAAGGGGAATAAATCATGGAATATTTCGAACTAGAAATGCACGGCGATCATCTGCGAGTCGAATGGAACGGTAAGGCCACGTTCAATATCCAGTGGCCTGTCGGAGGCCAGTGGGTCGATTTTGAGTGCTTCACTTGCTACGGGATCGACAACGCGCACGATGCACTAGAGTGCGCGTATGAATGGATCAACGAAAATGTCTTTGAATTTCAAGGGGAATAGAACAATGGGGAAAATCAATTGCAGCATCGAGCAATTAGCAATCATAGCGGCGGGACTAATCAGAGAGGGCATGCTATTCGAGGTGCTAGTAGATGACGAAAACGCACTAATCACAATCACTGGATATTAAGGGGATAAACTATGCACATTCAGTTCGTAAAGAAATCATCTAATCAGAAAATAGGCGCTATACCTTGCACTACAAGCGCGAGAGAAACTTGCCCCAAGGCATGCCCTTACGCGGGCGTTAACGGGTGTTATGCAGAGGCCGGTTATTACACGCGACTCAATTGGGATAAGGTATCTAGCGGCGAGCGAGGCGCTAATTACGCTGATTTTCTAGATAATATCGGCAAGCTTAAGGTTAACACTCTGTGGCGGCATAACGTAGCGGGCGATCTAATGCCCGATAGCAAGGATAGCGAGAACCTAGACTCTCGAGCCCTAGATCTACTTGCGACCGCTAACACTGGCAAGCGAGGTTTTACCTACACCCACTATCGCGATAATGCCCATAACATAAAAGCGATTCGATCCGCTAATCGTAAGGGGTTTACGGTTAACTTATCCGCTAACACAATTGATCACGCGATCAAATTGAAGCGCCACAATCTGCCTATCGCGGCCGTTGTGCCTAGTGATCACGGGAACGATACGCGCACCATTCAAGGGGTGAAATTTATAACTTGCCCTGCTACATACAAGGACGAGGTAACGTGCGCGACTTGTAAGCTGTGTTCGGTAAGTAATCGCGATTCGGTAGTGGCATTCCCTGCTCACGGATCGCGCACTAATAACGCTAATATCATAGCAAGGGGTTAATCATGAGCGATAACGAAATTATAGATCGATTCGATACGAGCAATCTAACACTCGAGCAATTGTCTGCACTATCGGGCAAGTCGGTAAAATATATTAAAAAATTATTAATGGGGGGTTAACTATGAGCAATTGGCATACAGAAACAATCGAGCGCTTTAAGGGACTGCCCATAGAATCGCTAGAGTATATTAAAAGCGATGCCTATAACGCGGCAACAATCGGCGAAACAATAGGCAATCCAAAAACGGGGCAGTATTGGGACGAATTCCACTATGCTGCAATGGAGTTAAAAACGAGGGCGAAACAATGCTAATTAATGAGCAAGATCCAACAGTATTACCATACGACCGCGCAATAGACACGGCGGCGGAATGCAGAAAATACGACCCAGACTGGCAGTACACAGTCGAAATTGAGGCGCGCACCGGCCTCGCTAAGATCGCGGTATATGACGAAAATGCAGTTAAATTAGGTTATCTATAAGGGGAAAGCACCATGCTAGTGTTCAATTATCCAAGTAAAAGAGTATTAAAAGAGCAAGTCGGGCAGCGTTTAGACTACATCGAAACCAGTATTTTCGGCGAAGAATATCGGCGCGATGGAGTCTTAACAGGGGCGAATCGTCCGCACATTACAGGGCAAGGGCGCGAGTTCTTCGCTAATGTCACAATGCGCGATGGTCTAATCGCGGCAGTTAAATAAAGGGGAATCACAATGGATTTAAGCAAAGCATTACAGCAAGTAGGCGGGCAATTAATAGATCTCAGGAATCAAAGAGAGGGCGATTCGTCTAGCTATCCTTCTGCGATTGCTATAGTAAAACGCCATCATCCGCTCCATCCATTCGTTGTGTGGAAGGCTATCGATCCATCTAGATCTAACAATGAGCCTTTCTTTGAAAGCGGCAATTACTGCGAGACACTGGCTGAAGCGATGGAAGATCACAGACTGTAATCAATACGCGATTCTATACGTCAATGGCGTATAGGGTCACCATAGGGTCACCATAGGGTATCAATAGGGTAGAAGGGGGATATATGACACACGAAACAGCATTAACCAAAGCGCTCGCGCTTTGTATAACCGCGCCAGAGCATAGGCTAGGGGATGCGCTGAAACTAGCGCACGAAATCGCGGAAATGTGTACGCCCGCCGAGGTGGCGCGGGCAAAAGAGAGCGCGCGGGGGATGATAGAATGAAAAACGCTATATTGTTCGCGCTATTGTTGCTACTCTTATTAGTCGGGTTTTCGATTAGCTATCAGGCGGATCTAGACATGGCGGAATACAGAGAGCAAAACTATACCGACATGGTCTGCCTTTGGCGGCTGACAGATGGCGATGCAGGATGGCCAAATTATCGGGAGTCGGAAGTAGACTGCGAGGAAGTACAATAGTTGCCCCCCTTACGGGGGGCTGATCACCACACAAGGGGGAGGAGGATGCATTGCGATCTAGTGCAGGATATCTACTCTCTCCCTATACCGCAAGGGGGAAATCATGGCAGATTACGAGCTAATTTGCAGCAAAATGAGCCAGTTAAGGCGCAAGGGTAACAAGGCAATGGCCTTATGCCCCGCGCATGACGATAAGTCTCACTCACTGAGTATTCTATACCGCGAGGCCGATGATCGGGTGCTGCTACACTGCTTTGCGCAGGACTGTAGCGCAGGATCGATTCTAAGCGCCGTAGGGCTCGCGTGGCAGCATATCTATCCCAAGGATAGGGGTGACTATACCCCTAAATTTAAACGCCATACGCGCGAGCAGGTGAAGTCTGCCGAGTGGTTGCTAGAATTAGTGCCGCTATGGTCAAAAGAAGGGGTTGCTTTTACTGAGAAGGATCGGGCAGATATTTACGAGGCGCAGCGGATTGTTAACAGCGCGAGGGGGAATGATGAAAGGGTGGATTAGGCTAGACCGTGCAATACAGGATCACTTCCTATGGCGCGAGCCCGAGGCGCTCAAGCTTTGGCTGCACCTGCTCATGGCGGCATCGCTTACCGATAAGGCCACGGTATTTAACGGGAAAATGCTCAACATAAAGCGCGGGGATGTGGTCTTCGGACTGCATGCCGCAAGCGCCAGATTGGGCATCTCAATACGCCGTCTGAGAAAGTACTTAGATTGGTTTCAAAGTGACAACATGATTGACAAGCAAACGACAAACAAATTCTCAATCATTTCAATAACTAACTACAGTCAGTATCAAGATACAGGCAAGCAACCGTCAAGCAAGAGTCAAGCAACTGACAAACAAACGGCAACAACTATACAAGTAACAAGTAACAATAAACAATCTATACCCCCGACAGTGGGTGAAGTGAGGGCGTATTGTGAGTCGCGGGGTAACGGAATAGACCCCGAAATGTTTATTGCATTCTATGAGGCGCGCGGGTGGAAAATAGGGAAAGAGAGGATGAAATCATGGAAAGCCTGTGTGGTTACATGGGAGAAGCGTAGGCAAGAGCAGACCCCTGCTCGCGAACAGTCATGGGGGGTGGAACTATGAAGCTGCCAGAAGGTTTAGAACTAGACCAGTATTACGAACTCACTGGCATGATGGAAGCCTCGCAGATTCACAGCGCGGGCAGGTGGCATGATGAGGTGGTGGAGCGGTCAAAGGGTCAGAAAATTTGGGGCGCTAAGTTTCCTTGGCCTAAAACGCATGACACGTTTCGGCTGCGGCAGGGTGAGCTTACCTTGCTCGCAGGGGCTAACGCCTCGCGCAAATCCATGATCTGCGGGGAGATAATCCTGCACTTGCTCAAGCACTCCAAGGTCTGCCTCGCGTCTCTGGAGATGAAGCCGAGCGAATCCCTGTACCGCATGTTAATGCAAGCGGCAGGGGCTAAGGATGGCGACCCTGCGGAGAATTTCATCTCTGAATTTAGCGAGTTTGTTGATAAAAACCTAGTGATTTTTGATCAGCTAGACACAGTCAAACCGGAGCGGGTCTTGTCAATCATTAACTATTGCGCGAAGGAATTAGGGTGCAAATATGTGTTTGTTGACTCCCTCGCGAAATGTGGCACGGGCTTTCAGGATTACTCTGCCGAGACCGAGTTCGTGAACAAGCTACAGCATTGCGCAAAGACGCTAGACGTTGGGATTGTGCTAGTCGCGCACATTAGGAAGCCGCCACAGGCAGATGACAACTGGATACCCGACAAGTATTCCATTCGCGGTGCTAGTACATTATCGGACATGGCAGACAATGTAATTCTGACGGCATCTAATCCCAAGAGAAAACAACTCAAGGAATTAGCCAAACTGACTGAGCTAGATGAGAAGCAGCAGGAATATTTATCTAAACATAAAGACCAAAAGCTGATTGTAGCGAAGCAAAGACACAGCGGCGGATGGGAAGGCACATACAATTTTTACTTCCATGATAACAGCTTACAGCTAACCGAGCAGGAGGATCGGCCTCGCAGGTTTTATTTCGACACAATTGTTGACAAGGATATTTAATCTATATTACGATGACTACACATTCTGAGGAGGATGACATGAAATACATCAAAGAGTGGCTCGCTGAGCCAATAACCGCAACACACTATCTGATTGACGGTGACATCGATTGGGATGTAGTCCCACAAGATGACATCGAAAAGATGATCTTTTCTGTACTGCATGACGCAGATGCTAACGAGTATCTCTGCGACATCATGCTCTATCACGCAGACCCCGAAGTCCTGCGCGGCTGCATCCATAAGCTAATTACAAACAAAGCTGACACGCTTACTTACTCTGTTATTTTCAGGGGTGAGATGCGTGAGGCTGTCCTGTCTTTCATTAGGGATGTCGCCACTCGCGAGATTGGTATAGCCGAGACCGCGCTAGCTATTTACGGTCATGACTATGAGACCACAGAACAGGCCATGCACCGCATTCGCGATGACCTAAACGAACAAGAATACCTGAGATAGGGGGATATCATGACAGATTACAAATTAACTTTAGACACTGAAAAAGCGCGGATACTATTCTCATCATTACTCAACACGCAAGTAGAGTGCAGAATGATCGAAGAAGATAAAGATATCAGAGCCAAGTACCCCACACTGGTGGGCATGGCGCAGCTAACACACGGTGTTATTACTGATGTATTAGACACAATGTTCGCTCAAGAGGAGGGTGAAGATGAAACAATCTGAATCAATAGCAAACCTAGCAGCCGCGATGGCTGCGGCACAGGGGGAGATGGGCGCAGCAGTTAAGGGCTCGGCCAATCCATTCTTTAAATCTAAGTACGCATCACTAGGTGATGTCATCGAGGCTGTCAAAGCCCCGTTCGCAGCGCATGGATTAAGCTATGTGCAGTTCCCTGTCAGTGGTGAGGGCTCTGTCGGCCTAGCTACTAGGCTGATGCATTCCTCTGGCGAGTGGCTAGAGCAGTCGTTTTTTATACCTCTCTCCAAGATGGATGCACAGGCTGCGGGCTCTGCTATAACGTACGCAAGGCGGTACGCTTTACAGTCCATTGCAGGTATCCCGTCCGAGGATGATGATGGCAACGCCGCTTCTGTTAAGCAGCCCCATCCATCACACCCTTCGCGCCAGAAGCCTGATACAGAGTTCGGATTCTAATGCGCAAGGACATACGATGCGAGACTTGCAAAGCGTTGGTAGCGCCGCAGTACTACCCGTTCTGCAAGCCTTGCAAAGAGCTGATAGATCTAACTAACAAACTATGGAGGAGTCATGAAAAAGATAGAGTGCGAACAGGGCAGTCCGGAATGGTTAACAGCTAGGCTAGGTGTCCCATCGGCCTCACAGTTCTCGAAGATTGTCACTGGCAAAGGGGGTAAGTCTACGCAAGTTGAGGCTTACATCAATCAGCTAGTTGCCGAAGAGTTAACGGGCGAGACTACCTTGGTCTACGTCAACGAACACATGAAGAGAGGCACGGAATTAGAGCCCGATGCGCGTGAATTGTACGAAGCCCTGACAGGTCACACTGTTCAGGAGGTGGGATTCTGTCTGCACGACACTGTGAACGCAGGTTGTTCGCCAGACGGATTAGTGGGGGAGGATGGTGAGGGTGGTTTGGAAATCAAATGCCCTGCCCCTGCTACGCATGTGGAGTGGGTGAAAGCAGGAGTCCTGCCTTCTAAGCACTTGCAGCAGATCATGGGGTGCTTGTGGATCACAGGCCGTCAGTGGTGGGACTTCATGTCCTATCACCCAACCATGAAACCTCTTATCGTTCGCGTAGAACGTGACGAGGAATACATAGCAGCATTGGCAGAACATGTAACCAATGCAGCATTAAAAATCAAACAAGATGTTAACCAATACTTCCAGTAGGAGAATACGATGAGTGATTACGATGATACAAACCGTGGCGCG